TGTTTGGTACGGTACTACTGTGGCAACTCAAAGCAAGGCAATCAAGAAAGTTATTCAACACTACTTGGAGATGACTGGTGACCCTACAACTATTGATTTTAAGTTACACGATTTCGGTGCTCGTGGTGTTAGCAGCATGGAGTCTGCTGGAATTGGTGGTGCCGCACACTTGGTCAACTTCATGGGTACTGACACCATCACTGGCATTCTGTATGCCCGTGAATATTATAATGCTGGTATTGCTGGTTTCTCCATCCCTGCAGCTGAACACAGCACTATCACTTCTTGGGGTCGTGACAACGAAGTGAAAGCCTATGAGAACATGCTTACTCAGTTTGCTAAGCCTAATAGTATTCTTGCAGTGGTTAGCGATAGCTATGATATCTTCAACGCTGCATCTAAACTTTGGGGAGAAGAACTTCGCCAGAAAGTTATTGACAGTGGCGCTACTGTTGTCATCCGTCCAGACTCTGGGGATCCTGATACTGTTTGCCGAAAACTTGTCCAGATCTTAGGCGAGAAGTTTGGTTACACAACCAATGCCAAAGGCTACAAAGTGTTGAACAATGTGCGTCTGATTCAAGGTGATGGTGTCAATGAGCGTACCATCCGTCAGATTCTTGGTGGCTTCCAAGCATTCGGCTGGTCAGCTGACAACATTGCCTTCGGTATGGGTGGTGCATTGCTTCAGATCGTTGATCGTGATACACAGCGTTTCGCTATGAAGTGTTCGTCTATCAAAATCAATGGTGTATGGACTGATGTTCAGAAAGATCCAGTGACTGACTCTGGCAAGCGTTCAAAGGCTGGTCGTGTCACTCTGTGGACCAACTCGGGTGGCGAATTCGCATCTGGTGTTACTGCTCCAACTGGATGGACAGACAAAGGTATCGGTGAATGGACTGTTGCTTTGCAACCAGTCTATGAAAGTGGTGTCTTGTTGCGTGACTGGACTTTTGAGCAGGTGCGTGCAAACAGCAACAAGTAATTGTTGAAGAACTACTTGCCTTGCAACGAGGCAAGTAGTATAATTATGGTATTGATTTGATGTTTTAAGGATTTGTTATGTCGTATTTTATTCGCAATGGTAACACCTACCGAGTGGCTTCTGAAGAGGCTATGGATCTGAACAAGGTGCTGCCAGTTGGCAACTACACTGTGAAGTTTGACCAGATGTCTGGTTCTTTCTTCTTGGAGATGGTTGACACTTTCCCTCAAGTTCCCAAGCTGTATGGTGACACGACTAAGAATGCTGGTCGTATCCTGAACACATTCATGGATCGTCCATCTTCAACTGGCGTTATGTTGAACGGTGAGAAAGGTTCTGGTAAAACTTTGCTGGCAAAGACTCTGTCTATTGAAGCAGCAAAGATGGGCATTCCTACAATCATCATCAATGCTCCATGGGTTGGTGATGTGTTCAACAAGTTCTTGCAGGACATCGAACAACCAACTGTGATTTTGTTTGACGAGTTCGAGAAAGTTTACGACAACGAAGATCAAGAGAAAGCATTGACTCTGCTGGATGGTGTGTTCCCTTCTCGTAAACTGTTCGTGATCACTTGTAATGACAAGTGGCGTGTCAACGAACACATGCGCAATCGTCCAGGACGTATCTTTTACATGATGGACTTCAAAGGATTGGATGCTGCATTCATCACTGAGTACTGCAACGACAACTTGAAGAACAAGTCACACATCGAAAAGATCGTGACCATTGCTGCGTTGTTTGAACAGTTCAACTTCGACATGCTGAAGGCATTGATTGAAGAAATGAATCGTTATGACGAAACTCCGCAAGATGCACTGAAGATGCTGAACGCTAAACCAGAGTTCAACAACAAAGGCAACTTCGAAGTCAAACTGTTCGTCAAGGGTGTTGAGATCGCAGAAGGTCTGCACGAGAAAGTTTGGGGTGGTAATCCTCTGACTAGTGTGGTGCACCTGAACTACGATCCAGAGCCAGACAATGAAGACTCTGATTGGGAGAACGCAGTGTTCACACCGAATAACATCAGCAAGGTTGATGCCCAAGAAGGTCGTTTCACTTACGCTAACGACAAGCAAGAAGTTTGCGTGTTGACTCGTAAGAAAGAAACTTCTTACAACTACTTGGCATTCTGATGGCACTACGAGACGGTTACTACTTCATTGATGTAACTTGGAAATCTGGCTTCAAGCACACGGTTCCCTGTCGTGGGTATCGCTTGAAGTCAGAGATCGCATTCAACGAGAGCATCTTCTGGATCGAGTCCATAAATTACTATGAAGTAACTAAAGAACAATACGAGGAAAAGACATGGGAATCACCCTTAGCTGCGGACATCGAGCCGAAGACTTCGACGAAGCGCACAACATCGCAACCAAAGCGTGGGAAATCAACGAAGAAGGATGGGGTCGAGCAATCCACTACTCCAGCGTCTGCGAAACCTGCAAGAAAGACTACGAAGCCGAAGGGGCAATCCTCTACAGCGACGAAGAAGAAAACAACTGGCTCAAAGGAGAAGAAGAATGACCGACCTGTACCTGTCGCAAAGCGAGCGACTAAAGCAAGAACGACTGCTAAAGAAAAGCATGAAGCAAGCACGAAAGTCCCTGCAACAAAAAGGGATTCAGCGAAAGATGGCAAGCCGAATGGTGAAACAAGCACTACAAAGAATCGCAGCAAACCCAAACCTGCTACCAAGCGACAGCGTAACAGTCGAGGCGAATGATGCTTGAATGTCTGATCATAGGTGATTCAATTGCAGTGGGCACTCACATGTTCCGCAAGGAATGTGTTGCCTATGCTCAAGGTGGCATCACCAGCCACGGATGGAACAAGAAGTTTGGTAACAACGATCTTACTGCTCAGACTGTTATCATTAGCCTAAGTACAAATGATTGGGAAAAGGCAGATACGTATGCCATGCTGATGAACATTCGCACCAAAGTCAAAGGTAATGCCAGAGTTTTTTGGATTGAACCAAACAACGAGAGCAAACCAAAGGCTGTTGAACACGTGCATCGTGTTGCCAAAGAATTTGGTGATACTGTCCTGCCAACTACACGCTGGCAACCAGACAAGATTCATCCAAGTTGGGCAGGATATAAAAGTTTAGCGGAGAGAACAAAATGAGTTGCAAAGACTGTAATGATTCTTGTCGTCAAGGCAGAGACTGCCCTAATCGTTGGGTGTTAGACCTCACTCCATACCAGATGAGGTACTACAATTTAATACAAACAATAAAGAATTGGTTTAAGAAATGAACATTGCCTCGCTGTCACAATACGCAAAGCATAAAGATGGTACATACGTTGCGCTGGAAATGTCGCAAGAGTCCAAAGACATGCTTGATAATTTCGTTCAGATGAATCTTGGATTGTCTGAACGTGTTGATAAGAAAACTTATCACATCACCGTCATCTACTCTCGCACACCTGTACCGTCAGCTGAAGCGTTGTTGCACATGAATACATCAATTCCTGTTGAAGCACAGCCAGTCAGTTACGAAGTCTTTCCAACAAAGAACGATGGTCAATGTTTGGTCATGCGAGTGATTTGTCCATACGCTACACGCATCAACTCTCAGCTTGGTAATGAGGGTGCAACTAGCGACTATGATCAATACAAACCACACATCACTATTGCATATGACATCAAAGAGAAAGTGGATGTAAACAGTCTGCCTGTTCCACAATTTCAATTAGTGTTTGATCAGTTGAAGGTTGACCCACTAGATCCACAGTTCACCCCAGAGAACGCAAAATGAACATTTGGCAGAGACCGTGGGAAGAACCAATCATCGATTACAGAGATTATGCAATCGGTGGTAAGATGGTCACTGTCAGCGTAACTGTTTCTGAAGATGTGATGGTCAATCAGTTTAGCGATCCAAAAGCCAGAGAGTTTATGCGCCAGAAGTTGTGTGAAGACTTGGCTGCTGCAATTCTTGCTAAAGGGTTGGTGGAAATCAATCAAGCGAAGAATCCCTACGACTTTTCAACTAAGATCGTTGCAAGAGCCTACGTTGCCCCGAACGATCAGGTGAAGATTCTGCGGACGCTAGATGTAAAGTAAACCTAAAGTAAACGATCAATAACCCTACCGAGTGTAGGGTTTTTCGCACTTAGTTGTTTACTTTTATTCCTACCTGATGTATAATAACTCTATTGTGATTAGGAAAGGTGATAAAATGACTGAATTCGAAAAGAACTGCTACGGTATGACCGAAGATGACATCCGTGATCAATACATGAACAGCATTACTGCTAAGTTCTCTGGTCTTGAGATGGTTGTGATGAGTGTTCTGTCTGATGCTCAAGAATTGCTTGCTATGGGTGCCAATGAGCAATCCCGCAAGAATATGAACATCGCAAAGTTTATTCTGTCTGAAATGATGGAACAAAAATTGGCTGCTTAATAGAAAAGGACTTGTTATGAAATTTCGTGTGATTGTGAATGGTGTTTCTTTCTATGCAACCAAGGCAGCTATCAAACGTGGCGTTGGTGATTCTGTGGCTGTTAATTGTGCTGTTCGCCTGTGTGGTGAAGAGATGGGTAATGGTCTGGGGTTCGGAAAGACCTACACGTTCTACGATAACAAGATGAACAAGTCTACGTTGGACGTTCAAATTTCTGTGGTGAAGTAATGACTGAAGTTGAATTGATTATTGAAGCGCAAGAAGCGCAACTGGCTAAACCTACTCGTGCTTGCGTTAACAGCGAGTCTGCTTTTGTGGCTCAACGTCTGCGTGATGCTGGTCATACAGATCTTGCTAAACGCTACTGGTCTATGGTTTGCAGTTCAAGCAAAAATGTGTTCGGCGAAGTTGTCCGTGCGAACGAAGAGAAATTGAAACAGATTGACAATGGTTTCGTGATGCCTGCTTGGGGCACTAAGGGTACTTAAGATGACTGTCCGCTTTATCGAAAATGTGAGTAAGAGTGACGTGTTCAATGGACACCACTACGATGCTGGTGAGAATTCTATGCTCATCCGCATTCAAGACCCAGCCACTGAGTTTGGTAAAGTCAAGTATCCGTTCAAAGAAGTTTATGAGTTCGAGTTCCTCGATGCTGAAGACCCAGATGGGTTTCCAGACGAATGCAAAATTCAAGATGAGCAGGCAGAACAAATTGTCGATCTGTTGAAGCGTGCATTGGAAAAACGAATGAACGTAGTTGTTCACTGCCACGCTGGTATCTGCCGTAGTGGTGCTGTGGTTGAGGTTGCTACCATGATGGGTTTTACTCCATCGGATCGTTTCCGTCAACCGAACCTGCGTGTGAAACACAAGATGATGAAAGTGTTGGGCTTGACTTACGACTCTGATGAGAAGACAAGTTCAACTGGTGGTTATATTAGTAATGATGGCATTTGGTTGCCGAATAATTTTGGAGTGTGATGATGCGTAAACTTGCAAAAATTGTTAAGATTGATGAATTGAATCCCATCGAAGGTGCTGATGCTATTGAGTGTGCAGTGGTTGGTGGGTGGAAAGTTGTAGCCCAGAAAGGTCTCTACAATGTAGGTGACTTGGCTGTGTACTTTGAGATTGACTCTTGGATCCCTACTGAACTGGCACCATTCTTGTCTAAAGGCAAAGAGCCACGAGAGTTCGAAGGTGTCAAGGGTGAACGACTGAAGACTATCAAGCTGCGTGGTCAGCTGTCTCAAGGTTTGCTGATGCCACTGAAAGAGATCGACCTGAATGGTATGACTCTGATCGAAGATATGGATGTCACTGAACGTCTGAATGTCAAGAAGTGGGAGAAGCCCATGAATGCTCAGCTTGCTGGCGTTTGCCGTGGTAACTTTCCGTCTCTGATTCCAAAGACTGATCAAGAGCGTTGCCAAAACCTGAAGAAAGAAATTGATCAAGCCATGGCTGTTGAGCAAGCATTCGAAGTTACTGAGAAGCTGGAAGGCTCTTCAATGACTTGCTACTTGATTGATGGTGAGTTCGGTGTTTGCTCTCGTAATCTTGACTTGAAGGAAACAGAAGGCAATTCTTTCTGGTCTACTGCTCGTCGTGATGGTGTTGAAGACAAGATGCGTGAAGAGTTTGGGCTCGCTGACTTTGCCTTGCAAGGTGAGTTGATTGGTCCAGGAATTCAAGGCAACATCTACAACCTCAAGGACACTATGTTCTGCATCTTCGATATCTACGATATCCGTCGTGGTGTATACGTTGATCCAATGACTCGTCAAGCGATGGTATCAGACATGGGGTTGACTCATGCACCTGTACTGGCTCACAGAGCTAAGCTGACTGATACTCTTGGCATCACTGACATCGATGGCTTGCTGAAGTTCGCTGAAGGTAAGTCTACTCTGGCTGGTGTTGAGCGTGAAGGTGTTGTGTTCAAAGAAGTCAATGGTGGCTTCTCGTTCAAAGCAATCTCTAACAAATACTTGCTAGGAGAAAAGTGATGGGTATCTTTAAGTGTCAGAAATGTGGTGCTGAGGTACCAGACTTTGACGTTGCTCATGTCTGCTCCATTGGTGGATTCAAAGCTGGTGAGATGACTGTTATCATGGCTGGTGATGGTGTAGGTAAGTCTGTTATGAATGCTGCTCCAGAGAAACCAAAGATGTGGAATCTCGGAGTCATGATTCATGGCTACCGACTGAAGCAAACTTGTTCTGCTTGTCCTGAGCAGTACGATGTGTTTGATGATCTTGGTCAGCAAGTGGCTTATTTCCGTCTGCGTCATGGTGGGTTCCGAGTGGACGTACCTGACTGTGGTGGTGAAACAATCTACACTGCGAATCCAGAAGGTGATGGAATCTTTACTCGAGAAGAGCGAGTTGGTTACCTAACTGAAGCAGTGCTTGCTGTTCAAGACTACTACATTAATCGTCGTTGGGATAAGGATGATCCTTGGCTATGAAACCCTATCTACACGGAAGAATCCATGCAAAGAAATACGGAGGAGTTGCTGATGACTACGCAGACATTGACGACTTCATTGACTCAACAAAAGCTGCAGTGCCCGATGTTCGACACCGTGCCATCTTGCACTCAGCATTCGGTTGTTTCCTCGTTGAAAAGGTATTTGGTCGAACACGGACCAACTCCAGCGGGAAGGAATACAGCCCTAGAGATGTGGCGGAAGACCATATCTTGCAAGATTTAGGTTTCATTCCTACTATGGAACAATACCTAAACAACATGACAGTTCAGCCGTGGATGTCAGGTACTGAGAAGAAGAACGCAGGTTCTAAAACTAAACACATTAAACTTGAGGATTGATAATATCATGGGTAAACTGGCAACCGTAATCGCAGCACCAATCAAAGGTGCATTGGGTACTGAAATTCAAGTGGGTGA